ATACGCATATCTTCATCCAGACCTGAGCCCACAGTAACCGAAGCGCTGGGAGCGTCTTGGACATTCAGTTTTTCAATGTTGTTCATAAGATTCCTTATGCGCTCCGAATCAGCGCGGTTGAGTAAGTATTAGCTGGCATGGTTACCGTAAACGTGTTGGTGCAGGTCTTATCCGCGCCAAAATCAATCACAGCAATCGAAGCGTTGGAAGCCGTAGCATCATAAATCAAAGCACACCGTGCAGTAAAGGCTGCAGGATTCCAAACCACATTGGCAAAGTTAACATAGGCCACGCTGTTCGTCGCGTCATAGCTAATCGTCACGCCCGTCATGATCTTGCCGCCAGCGGTGTAGCCTGTGCCTGATACTTCGTTGACCGAGGTATACGCAGTGGTGGTTTGGTTTAGATTGGCGTTGCCTGTATACAGCGCCATTTTGATGGTGTCGGACGCAAGATTGAACTGACCGTTGTACAGCCCAACCTTGAAACTCGTCGTCTGGCCTTGAAGGATTGACATTATGCGGCCTCGAAATGGTTCCACTTAGCGCGATTCAGCAGTCGTGGGATAACCTGTAAATTGTTGGGGACATGGAGGCCGGACACAGTTTCACCTTGTAGTGGTACGCAGTGGTCTACTTCATACTGAATACCCAGCATTTTAGTCCGCAATGACGCAAGTGCATAGGCTTCTCGGATCAGCCACAAATCATCTTTTGTAAGCCACTTAGGTGTACGTTGCTTCTGGGCCCATTTGCGAAGTTTGGCAGCGGCTGAAGTAGCGCCGGGATTCTTTGCCGCCCATGCACGTTTAATCTCAGCTACTTTTTCTGGGTTGGCAGCACGATACCACTTGTCATAGGCCAACTTCTTGGCGCGCATCTCAGGATCAGTCTTGCGCTTTTCAGTTACTTTAGCGTTATTCTTGGTGCGGTGAGCCAATGTTCTTTCTGGGTCGGCTGCGCGATATTTGCGAGTTTGTTCCCGAGAACATTCCACACAAGCGCCACTTACACGCCGATGCCCTTCTAGCTCTGGATGCTTTTTGCAGAGAGCGCCGTAGCAGGTGGGGAAACCCAACTGTTTGGCTTCTTGACGTGTGTACCGGATCATGTGACTTTTTGACGGTATTGGCCACTGCGAAAAGCATCCATCCTCTCAAGGCCGTCGCCCAGACGTTTGGCTTGTGCAAGTGCTTCAACATACTTGCCGTTGTACAACTGAACCAAATCTTGTTCACCCTTCATAAAGGTGATGGCTTCAACCAAAGCGCCGTACAGCAGGGCTGCATCGTAGTTATCACCAAGCCAAGTCATGCCATTGGTTTGGTTCAAGCTGGATGCGTTGGGAACAGTAATGGCAAACCCACTGCCACTGCCAAGGCTAATAGATAAAGAATCTCCCACGGCATAACCAGACCCTCCCGTTTCTAAACTGACAGAAGTCACCGCACCACCAGACACCACAATATTTGCAGTAGCGCCAGAACCTGTACCACCAGTCAAAGCTTGGTTGTAATACGTTCCATTGGTATACCCTGAACCAGCAGTGAACGAACTGTTCAAACTGATGATGATGCCCGGAATGATCGACGGTGGGTAGAAGAAATAGTGCAACTCTACCGCGTAGTTTTGATCGGGCGTTGGGCCCATCATGAACGACAACTCATTGGGCAGTGCAGACTGCGGGCCAAAGATAGCGTAGTGGGTGGGGAAGCCTGTTACACCGGGGTAAGGAAACGCCTCACGGATGAAGTTAACGTCCTTGTTCAGCAAGTACTGATACGCACCTTGGAAATTAACTGTACCGGAAACTGTACCAGTGTTGACCACGCTCAGCGTGATGCTTGTTCCGTTGATGCTATAGACTAGTGCGCCCGCACCAATTCCTGTGCCTGTTACGTTTTGTCCAACAGCGACTCCGCTGGCACTTGCGACGGTAATGACATTTGTACCAGACGTGCCAGTGGCCGTAGTACTCGCAGTCGAATATGCTGCCAAAGAATAAGTAGACAAATAGTCAGCCGGAGCAGACAGGTAAGGATTCGCAGCACTAACAGTGCCAGTAACATTCTTGCGAAGTGACGGAAACTGGATGTCATTGTAAATTCGCTGCTCAGCTTGCTCAATGAACGTGTTGATGTCTACCGTAGAAAACGTGTTCTCGGTATAGTCTTGAACGGCAGTGACAAGCTGGTAGTAATTCACGCCATCGGTCCTCGGGCCATCACACCTTTAGTAGCTGCGCCAGTACCACGAATCTTGATGCCGTCACGTTTGGGGCGATCAGTACCGTAGCTAACACCATTAGCCACTGGGTCTTTGAGGGCTACATCTTTAGCGGCTTTGGTATACGCGTACTCGCCGTCTTTCATGACTTCTGTGCCGTCAATAGACTTGCCGCTCATTGTATGGGGCTTGGCATAAGTAGACGCAGGGCCCACTTCCTTGCCACCCTTTTTCATAGAGTATTTAGCCATTACTTGCTCCCACCGCGCTGATTGTGCGCACGTGCCAAATTGCGGCCGACAGCTTTCATGGCTTTGCCAGTGACGCCGCCTTTAGCCAGCTTCAAAGTAGTACCTTTACCACCTTTGTGCTCTTGCTTGTCGTGTTCTTTAAACGCTTTTTTAATCAAAGCCACGTCCTGTTTTTTGTCCTCAGCCATCTCTTTGCGAGACTCGGCTTTGGATTCGCCCATCATTTTCTTAGCCATGTTCTACTCCTAAGTAGTCGTAATCGTAACTGTACCAACACTCGTCGCTGTTGCCAAGTAATTGGGCGTTAATTTCGTATCAAACAATCTAGAACCCCCAATCGGATTCCAACCCCACTGAATATCCCGTGAACCCCCAGCTGGAAACCCACTAGAACTTATACCAGAAGCCACATAAGTTGTATCAGGTCTTGGCTGACGCACCGCTTGTGGATCATCCACTGGATACATACCCAACTGCAATTGTGGGTGATCGGGATCCCAGCACTCAGGACAAACTTTTATTTGATACAGCTTGGTCTTGATGACCTCCATTTTGAGCTGCTTAAGTTTGTACTGCTGCCCGCACCGATCACACTCGGCAATCGAGTTTTTACCGGACGCAAACCTATTACCCATCAGGAACTCCCAATGAATAGACGACGCGGCACAAACCGAATCGCAGCTTTCTCCCGGTCTTCGCCAGCGGCAATATCAAATTGTTCATCGTACGCTTGCTTCAGCATACCGATACGGGATGAAAGATCAGGGTCTTTCATGGCAATGTAGTACGCAAGCCCCGCCGTAACCGCTGGCAAGAACCTAAAGTTCATATCTTGTGTGTTGACACCGCTACCAGCGTCTTGGATACGCCGTAAACGCCAATACACAAACGTGTATACCTGTGATGTGTCAGGTGTGGGCCACACAGTGATTGCGGGTAACCAATTGACGTAGACGTTTGCAGCTACTGCATGGGTAGCAGCCGTAGTGTTGTTTTGACCACGGAAGCAGTTGCCAAGTTGGTTTCCGCTAATGTAGTTGTAGTAAATGGTTTCGCTGTCAATATTAATGAACCCAGCAGCGGCCAAACCTACCGTCGATGTCAAAGTAATTGTGGTGTCTGTTGCTGCTACCGCGCTTGCAACCATAGCTGTAGTAGGCTGAACTTCGCCCGACATACGCTGCACCATAACCTGAATAGGCCGGGCTTGCGCCAATTTGTTTGGGATCGTGGCGTAGGTGGGCACGCTGATCCGGGTAATATTTAAGTCAGCTTGGTTGGCAGTGCTATTGGCTTGTGTACGAATCACATGCTCTAACAAATCGATAGTATCAACTGGGAGCGCATAAGTATTAAGCCCCGGAGTCAAGGTAATCGTACCCTGCTCAATTGTCCACATGTTGATGCCACGGTTTTGCCACTCGATGGTCATCAAATTCATCGAGCGCCGTGCGGTACGCAAATCGTACCCAGAACGCATTTCCCTACCGGCGCGTTCGAATGCTTCCTCGGCTAACTCCGTGAAGTTTAAATCGAACGATGTAGTGCCGGAGGTAGTCATTATCTGTACGCTGCCGTTTTCTTTGCGATTGTTTTAGGTTGTGCTACGAACTGTTTGCCCGCCGCTTTACCCGCACGCTTGGCTTTGGTGGTAGCTGCATACTCAGAAGAGCTCAGAGATTTTATAGCTTTTTCTGGCAGATATCGCTCACCCGTCTTACTTGACGGTTTGCCAGACTTGGTGCGCCATTTCTGGTCGCCCCAGTCTTTTAGCGATTGCTGCGGAGCTTTCAATCTCTATACCCTCCACCGGCAGATTTGTACTTTTTGGCTACAAGCTGCGCTTTGCGAGCAGACCATTGGCCTGCTTTAGTGCCTTGCGTAGCTGCAGCTTTTACTTGAGATACGATACGTTTGCGCAAGCTTGGCTTGGTATAGTTTCCAGCGGCGTTTACCCCGCCACCTTTAGCATAAACTTCAACGTGGTTCGGATCATCCTTGCGGGTGATCGTCTTTTTACCGGGCATCTTTGAAGGGGAGATGTTGCCCATACCACGTGACGCAATCATTACCGCATCCTTCCTTTGGTCAGACCCTTGCGGGCGATACCATCGGCGCGTTTAGAAGCTGAGGATACTGAGCCGCCTTTAGCCATCTTGACTACGCCACCCTTCTTCATACCCAATTGTTTCATTTTGGATGCAAGATATTGTGCGGCTGGGCTACCGGGGGATACACCAGCAGCCTGAGCATTTTGGTTGAGCATGTCTTCATAACGACCAGAAGCGCGAGTTGCACGCTGCGCTGCCATCAACTCAGCCTTTGTGGGGCCAGTAATTGCTCGCGTAGCGTTATTAGCTATAGCACGTTGCGTTCCTCCGCCCAGCAAAGGCATCACGTACTCATTGAGTGCGGGAGCAGCTCGGCTTCCAAACTTAGAGGCAAGCCCAGCTAAACCTTTAAGCGCTGCGCCAGTACCACCGGGGCTAATTGCATCAATGTATTTTTGGCGCTCTTCGGGCGTATTCATTGAAGCAAAATCAGCTTTAAGTTTATCCCCACGGGATTGAGGTGCTGCTACAGATGGGGTTGAGTCATCACTAGCTGCACTGGCTTTGGCTCTGGAAGCAGGGGCAGGGGATTTACTACCGGCTACATCCGTCGAATAGCTCTTACCGTTCCAAGTAAAATTTTTATCCCCAGTTCCTGCTAAATAATTAGCGCGGGCAACTTTAAAAGCTTGCCCAAAAGACTGGGTCTTGGCCGGAGCAGTATCTCCGCCATCATCTTCTTTGAACCAGCCACGGGATTTACCCAAGGCATAAATAGGATCGTCGGTTTCGTTAGCGGCTTTGACGTCGTCTGGAACATCCCCGCCTTCATCATAACGCCGGACCTTAGCCCGGGCTTTGGGTTTAGCTTTAGCCATGATTCACCTCAGCAAAA